ATACTTTCTTAAAAGACGGGTACTTTGCAGAACTAAAAAATGCAGAGATACTAAGAGAAAGATTAAGTCTTGCACAAGAAGTAAGTCCGTATGTAGGTAAGTACTATTCTGTTGAGTATGTAAGAAAACATATCTTACAACAAACAGATGAAGATATTATTGAAATTGATGGGCAGATTGCCAGTGAGATAAAACAAGGAATTATTGCCTCGCAAGATATAAGCAATGATGAATATGGTGATATAAATATAGGAGATGAATAATTATGTCAAATGAAAGTGTAGTAAATATGGTAGATTCATTAACAGGCGGCGACAATGTTGCGGCTCAAGATGCGTTTAAAAGTGCGTTGACTGATAAGATTGGTATGGCGTTAGATGCTAAAAGGCAAACTGTCGCAAACGACTGGTTGAATGCTGGTGATGAACATGAGGCAATAGAAGCTGGTTCTGAACTATCAGGACAATCTGCTTTTGATGCTGTTGCAGCTCAAGTTGATGCAGATGTTGATGACCATGTTGATTTTGAGATTGATGACGACCAAGTAGAGGAAGAGTAAGTGAGCGAAATTTCGTTTAAAAGTTTCACAGGTAAACTGGTTGAACGAAAGACTTCGTTACCCACTACGCAGTTTAATAAATTATCTCCGAAGATGAAAGCGGCAATAACAGATATGTATGCAATGATAAACAAGGCATCTGACCCTCTCATCTCTAAGATAGAAGGTATTGTTAAGGCAGTATCAAAGAAACACGGTGTTAGTGTTTATGATATTGAAGATTATATTGACAACGAATTAATAAAATAAAGGAATAAAAAATGGCTATTGCAACAAGAACACTCAAAGATACAAAAATTGCAACAGGTAGTGGTGCTGCTGGTGGTAAAGTAACTGTCTTAGTAAACATGAATGACAATACTACTGCCGACTCACTTGTAGTTGATGCAAGTGGTTTAGCGGGACATGCTAATGGTGCAAAACTAGATATCACCAGAATATGGTGGGCATTAGTACAAGGTACTGCTGACGATAACACAGGTTGGGCTTCGCTTTATTTTGAAGGCGATACTGATGTTACAGCAATTAATCTTGCTGGCACAGGACACTATGATGGCACTGCTGGTAAAATTGAAAACAGCGCAACAAATACCGGCGCAACTTCGGGAGATATAAAGTTAAGTGCTTATGGTGTTTCTGGTTATGTTATGATTGAACTAAGAAAAGACGAAAGCTTTACTGCGTAATTTCTAATGAATAATACGGAAGTTGTGAATACTGCTTCCAAGTACATTGTTAAGACGACAGGTGCTGGAAGCGAAACCGACCAAGTGTTGGTTAATGCGAATGACCTGACAGGTGGTACAAATGAATCACTCATATGTTTGATTGAGTGTTACTATCTGATAGAAGGTACAGGAACATTGACAATTAGTGCTGATAGTGAGAGTAAACCTTTAACTTTAACTGGCAAAGGCAAGTACGGATTAAGACCAGACCAGTTACAGTTTGGTAATGACAGAAAAATGACACTAACAACTGACTCAAATATAAAGAGTTATTTGTTAGTAACAGAATTTAGGAGAAAATAATGGCTGATGTTGTAACAAGTCAAACATTAGTAGACACAGCAGGCACAAAGACTGTAATGAAGTTTACTAATATGAGTGATGGTTCAGGTGAAACACTTGTAACAAAGATGGACGCTAGTGCGTTGACATTTATGACCGAAGATGCGACAAAGAGTATCGCAAAAATTTGGTGGAGTTGTAATACAACGAATGGTAAATCAGGTGTTGAGTTGTTGTGGGCAGGAAGTGGTACGAGTTCTGCGAATTCAACAATAGGATTTTTTACTGGTGTTGGTTATTGGGATTTATATACGGCTGGTAATAGTATACCTAATAATGCAACATTGACAAGTCTGACATCTCCTGCTGGTGATGTGTTATTATCAACAAAAGGATTTGTTGCCGGAGATAACTATACATTAATAGTAGAAGTAAGATAGATGAGTAAGAGAAAACCTAAAGACCATTCTTATGAGATACTCGAAAGAATAGTCGGCACTAAGTCAAAGGCAACTTTGGCCGAAGCGTTCAAATTAGCATTTGCAGAAAAGTATGATGTTAAGAGAGATGAAATTAAACACGGTATAGTCGATAAAGTCTATAACAAAGAAAAGGTGGAAAAATGAAACTAATTACAGAAACAATTGAAGATATCGATATCTTAACAGAAGCCAACTCAAAAGGTGGTAAAGATTATAAAATTAAAGGTGTCTTTATGCAAGCGGACATTAAGAACCGCAACGGTCGTGTATATCCAGTAGGCACTTTGCAAACTGAAGTTGCACGATACACACAAGAATTTATCAATAAGAAAAGAGCTTTTGGTGAACTTGGGCATCCTGACGGACCTACAGTTAACCTAGAAAGGGTTTCGCATATGATAACTAGTCTAACTCCAGAAGGTAAAAACTTCATCGGTGAGGCGAAAATTATGGATACTCCTTACGGCAAAATCGTCAAAAACTTAATTGACGAAGGCGCACAGTTGGGTGTATCTTCAAGAGGTATGGGTTCTATATCTAACGGCACAGTTGGTAAGGACTTTTATCTCGCAACGGCGGCTGACATTGTTGCAGACCCGTCAGCTCCAGATGCTTTCGTAGAAGGTATTATGGAAGGCAAAGAGTGGGTATGGGACAATGGCGTACTAAAAAGTAAAACCGTTGAAGAATACAAACAAGAAATAGAAAAAGCAAAAATGCACGAACTTGCAGAAGTGAAGGCAAAAGTTTTTGCGAATTTTATTTCAAAACTGTAAAAAAGTACGCAGATTATCCAATTAGCGTAAGCTGAAACGGCTGATTTGTATAAATAATTATAATTAACAAAATTAATTAATTTTTTAATAAAGGAGACAATATGTCTGAAACCGAAATTAAAGAAGAAGTAGAAGTGGTTGAGCAAAAAAATGCAGCTAACAAAGATGCAGCTCCAGCTGAGGCTACTCACCTTGAAAACGACGCTGAAGATTTAGGTGCACCAGTAGTTAAGCCTACTGATAGTAACCCAGACGCAGCGAAAAAGGTATCTAAAGTATCTGATGTTGCAAATAAAGATGCTAAGGATGGTTCTTTAGAGAAGGACAACAAACCAACTACAGCTTCTGAAGAAGTAGAACTTGACTTAACTGATGATGTTAAAGCATTAGTTTCAGCTGACGCTGATTTATCTGAGGAATTTAAAGATAAAGCTGCGACAATTTTTGAAACTGCTGTTAAGACTAGAATCAAAGAACAGTCAGCGATACTTGAAGCACAGTTTGAAGAAAAACTTGCATCTGAAACTGAAACAGTAAAAGAAGCTATGGTCGAGAAAGTCGATTCATATCTAAACTATGTTGTTGAAGAATGGATGAAAGAAAATGAATTAGCAGTAGAAAGAGGTATTCGTACTGAAATCGCTGAAGATTTTATCACTGGACTAAAAGGACTTTTCAAAGAGCATTATATTGATGTTCCTGAAGAAAAATACAATGTACTAGACGATTTAACTGGTCAAGTCAAAGATTTAGAAAGCAAACTAAACGAACAGATTGAGAAAAATGTCAATCTTTCTAAAGATGTTTCTGAGTCTAAGAGAGCAAGTTTAGTTATTTCTGTATCTGAAGATTTAGCAGACACAGAGAAAGAGAAGTTTGCTTCTATGGCTGAAAATGTTGAGTTCGATAGTGCTGAAAAGTTCCAAGAGAAATTAGAAACTATTAAAGAATCTTATTTCCCTAAAACGAAAATAGAAGAAGCTACATCTGCTGATGAAGTTGATTCTGTGGCTACGAATTTACCTGTTAACACTGGTACATCCGATGCTATGGCTGCATATACGGCCGCTATTTCAAAAGACGCTAAATAGATTCTATTTGGTGGTGATTAACAATTAAAATAAATAACAAGGAGAGATAAATGTATCTTACTGAAAATTTACAAGAAAAGTGGCAGCCAGTATTAGAGCATCCAGATTTACCAAAAATCGGTGATAGCTATAAGCGTGCTGTTACAACTGTTATTCTTGAGAACCAAGAAAAAGCAGTAAGGGAAGACTCAGAGTTTATGACTGAAGCGGCGCCTGCGAATAGCACAGCTGCGGCAGCTAACTGGGATCCTGTACTAATTTCTTTAGTACGAAGAGCAATGCCTAACCTAATTGCTTATGATGTTTGTGGCGTACAACCAATGACTGGACCAACTGGTCTAATCTTTGCTATGCGTTCAAGATATAGCACTACTGGTGGTACAGAAGCGTTATATAACGAAGCTAACACAGAATTTTCTTCTGATAATGCTACTACAAACAGCCCGACAGCATCTGGTGATGCACAAGCAGGAACAAACCCTGCAATTTTGAACGACAGCCCATCTGCTGGTACTTATACTACTAGTTCTGGTATGACAACTGCTGGTGCAGAAGCTCTAGGCGATGCTTCTACTAACGCATTTGCTGAAATGGCGTTCTCTATTGACAAAGTTACTGTTACTGCTCGTTCAAGAGCTCTTAAAGCTGAGTATACAATGGAACTTGCACAAGACCTTAAAGCGATTCACGGCTTAGACGCTGAAACTGAATTAGCTAACATCTTGTCAAGCGAAATTCTTGCTGAAATCAACCGTGAAGTTGTTCGTTCTATCTATGGTCACGCTAAAGCGGGTGCTCAAGTTAATACTACAACTGCTGGTATCTTCGACCTTGATACTGATTCAAATGGTCGCTGGTCTGTTGAGAAGTTCAAAGGACTTCTTTATCAACTAGAAAGAGATGCTAATGCGATTGGTCAACAGACTCGTAGAGGCAAGGGTAACATAATCATCTGTTCTGCTGATGTAGCTTCTGCTCTTCAAATGGCTGGTGTTTTAGATTACGCTCCTGCTCTATCTACTAACTTGAATGTTGATGATACTGGTAATACTTTTGCTGGTGTTCTTAATGGTAAGTTCAAAGTATATGTTGACCCATATAGTGCGAATGTATCTGCAAGTCAATTCTATGTTGCTGGATATAAAGGTACTTCACCTTATGACTCTGGACTTTTCTACTGCCCATATGTCCCATTACAAATGGTTCGTGCAGTTGGTCAAGATTCATTCCAACCTAAAATTGGTTTCAAGACTCGTTACGGAATGGTTCAAAACCCATTTGCAACGACTCGTGGTACTGGTGTGCTAGATGTATCTGGCGCAGTTGCTGCTGCAGACCAAAATATGTACTACCGTAGAGTTAAAGTTACAAACATTATGTAATTTTTTCTACAAAGTAGATATGAAAAAGGCACCTTCGGGTGTCTTTTTTTTACTTCCATAACTCTTATAAATAATAGTATGAAAACATTAAAACAAGTAGAACAAATAGACTGCATTTGCGAAGAAAAATATCAAGACTTAGTAATTACAGAAGCAGAGTATCAAGGTAAAAAAGTCAAACTGAACGACCCGATACGAGGTGGTAGTAAGAAGTTTTATGTTTATGTCAAAGATGGCGACAAAGTAAAGAAAGTATCTTTTGGTGATACGACAGGATTGTCTATCAAAAGAGATGACCCAGCGAGAAGAAAGTCATTTCGTGCTAGACACAACTGCGATACTGCAAAAGATAAAACAAGTGCAAGATACTGGTCGTGTTATCAATGGCGTGCAAACGCACCTGTAAATAACTAATGACAACAACGAATGTAAATAATGATAAAAGTACATGATGATTTTTTTGATAAACAATGGTTAGACGAAATATCAGATAGATTTATTAATGCTCCATGGTATGCAAACAATGTTGCTAATGCAGACACTTGGCCATATGGATTAAAAGGCACTCATAGAATTCTTGGTGATTGTTTTTATAATACCGAGTCTGACAATTATAATCATACAGACAAAAAATTAGGTAATGGATTAATAAATTCGTTTGAGCACATACAATATAAATTAAAAAGAGAAATGAAATTGTTAGTGATACATACCAATTTGCAATTTATGGGTATGGACGGCACACTTCATGTAGATGGTAATAGTAACCAATCTGCCTTTATTTTAATGTTAAGTAATGAACATTATTCAGAGAATATAGGTGGTGGTTTTTATCACGAACCTACTGACACAATTATTGATTACAAATATGGTAGACTAATAGAAATTACGGCCTCTGACCCACATAAAGGCCTATCATTTAATAAACCGGATATCGCAAGATTTTCCGTAAAATATCTAGGCGAAAATATATGACAACAACGAATGTAAACACTAGAGAACCGACCGTACTAGACTATGCAAGCCCTGTCCAGTTTAGGTTTAAGTGTTCTAAACTACCAACTGTAGAGTTCTTTTGCCAGACTGCAAACATTCCTGGCATCTCATTAGGGCAGGCGACTGTAGACACGCCTCTGAAATCAATACCTTTTCCAGGCGATGAGTTAAATTATCAAGACTTAGGTATATCATTTCTTGTAGACGAGAATCTAAACAACTACAAAGAAATACACGACTGGTTAACTGGTCTTGGTGCACCACAGAATCACAATCAATTCTCAACTTTGAGAGATACGGGCACAGATAGATTTCCTGGTCAAACTACAAGTTCGCCAAACAATAATGTAATACCAGATGGCGGCACATATTCAGATGCTACATTGACGATACTGAATAGTAAGAACATTGCAAAAGTTGAAATAAGATTTCACAACATTTTCCCAACATCTCTTGGTGCATTATCGTATGATGTACAGGCAAGTGATGTGAACTATCTACAAGCATCTGTAGATTTTAGTTACATGTACTATGAAATAGTTCAGCTGTAACACTTGAAATACCCACTTTTTGTGGGCGTATAAATATAATATAACAACACATGATGAATATATAATGAAAAATGCATTGGTACATGATATCTTTAAAGTTCCAGTATATGAAATTGACTTAGATATCGATAATCAAAAACTATATAATTACTGCAATGAATATCAAAAAACCGAACAGGGTAGGGTTATAAGTAATCTGGGCGGATATCAATCAGAGGACTTAGATTGGAACGAGTCTGCTCTACAACCACTAATCGAACAAATAAAATTAAACACAAACACTTTTGCTAGTGAAGTTGTGAATAGTAGCGAGCAAAGTTTAGCTAATATATGGTTTAATATAAACCGTTACAAAGATTCCAACCTAATGCATATGCACCATAACTGCTCAATATCCGGTGTATATTATGTAAAGACTCCAGATTATTGTGGTCAAATAGTTTTTGAACACCCAGTAGCAGATTTATTAGAATACTGGGATTTTAAAAGAAAACTTAAATCAGACAGAACTCCATATGATGCTGTAACATGGAACATGCCTGTTTATCAAAACAGACTTTATCTATTTCCATCTTGGTTGAAGCACCGTGTAGACTCAAATTACAACCTAACCGAAGATAGGGTTTCGTTTGGGTTTAATACTCACTATAAAGGCGAATAAATTATGACACTAGAAGAACTACAAGAATCAGCTAACAGAGATTTAAAAATAGACGATACTGACTTAGGCACAGAATCAATAAACATACCAATACTTCACAACAAATATCTACAACACTTCAATAAGTTTTCTTTACTTCTAAAGAAGGCTGAGTACGACCATCGAGTTCTTAAACGACAGAAGTGGGAATATTATACAGGTAAATCAGACCCATCAGTTTATAAAGAGAAACCATTTGACTTGAAAATACTCAAGGCAGATGTTCATATCTATATGGATTCAGATGAAGAACTACAGAAAGCCGACCAGAAAGAAGCGTATTTAAAACAAGTAGTAAACTATCTTGAACAACTGTTGAGAAGTATTAACAGTCGAAACTTTGTAATCAAAAACGCAATTGATTGGGCAAGATTTACGAGTGGGGCATTGTAATGATACTTGTTAATAGAGTAAAAGAACACGAAAAACACAAGGCTTCTCTGTTGTCTAAAATTGAACTACTTAAAGATGTTTCGGACACGCCACTTATGCCAGGTGTGTATTCAGATTGGGATTTACCAGCAGATGTAGCTCGAGAGTATCTGGATGAATTCTATGATTTATTAGACCCAATTATGGAAGCTATTGCAGAATCTCATGGATTTAATACACCCAAATATCTCATAAGAGATTATCAAATGGGCATAACAAAGATATGGTTTAATCAATACGAAGAAGGCGGAGAACACGATTGGCACAACCACCCAGGTTGTCAATTTACTAACTGCTATTATTTGGAGTTGCCTGATGCCGAATATGCTACTGAGGTTGTTGATGCCACTGGCGGACTCTGTACGATTTACGCAACAGAAGGTGATGTGATGACTTGTCCTTCATGGATGAAACATCGCTCAAAACCTAATGGGCCTGGAAGAAAGACAATCATTGCCTGGAATTCTAATTATGAAGTATAGGAGAAAATAATGGAACATCATAAGATATTTCCAACACATTTATTTTTAATAAATGACTTTTATAAGTCTGATATGACAACAATGAAAAAATATATTTCTGATTTGTGGGTGAATAGAGGTTATGATTCAAATTGGCAAACGAACTCAGCTGATTTACACAAGAAAAAAGAGTTTAAAGAATTTTCAGAATTAGTTATATCAACCAGTAAAGAGATATTGAATGAATTAAAATATGATGTCGAAGATGTCATAATAACTGATATGTGGGCAAATGTATTGAAAAGTGGAGAACATCATCCTGCTCATACACACTCAAATAATTTTTTAAGTGGGGTGTGGTATTTACATTCTGACAAAGGCGCTGGCATACAATTTCACGACCCTCGACCAGCCGCAGATGTAATTGTGCCTAGAAAGAAAGAAACAACAGTAAATAATTCAAGTATGTTGGGCTATGACTCTACAGCAAATAGAGCACTAATTTTTCCGTCATGGTTGCCACATTGGGTTCAACAGAACAAATCTAAATATAATCGCATAAGTATAGCGTGGAATATTCAAGTAATAGGACAAGTAGGAGAACATCATGAATTCCAGTCAGCAAGTTTCTGATTACATCTTTTTATATCCAAATGTCATGGATAAAAAAACTTGTGAAGCAATAACAACTAGTTACGAAAAAACAGCAATGTGGCATAAGTCTACATTTTATGATGGCAAAAAAGATACAGGCACTTCACAAGTCGCAATGAATGAACTTTGGGTTGATAATCAAATGCCATACTTTGAAGATATTAAAAAGTCTTTTGCATATTGTATAGATGACTACAAAAGCATTCATGAAACTCTAAATTATTCCTTGACATGCACTAACTTTAGATTAAATTTCTATAGAGAAGGCGGATTTATGAATCAACACATTGATAATATACACCAAAGTCATGGGCAGAAACAAGGATATCCACATCTTACATCTTTAATCTTTTTAAATGATGACTATGAAGGCGGTGAGTTTGTTATATGTGGTGAGCCTTTAAAAAAGGAACAAGGTTCTGCTGTTGTTTTTCCATCAAACTTTATGTACCCACACGAAGTCAAAAAAGTTACAAAAGGGAAGCGATTTAGTGTTATGACATGGATACTTTAATTATAGAAAAGAAAGACGAGGTATATCTAACGGTTGATACTGAGCCAAGTGTTCAACGAGAGTTATCTGAGTTTTTCACATTTTATGTACCTGGCTACAAGTTTATGCCAGCGTTTCGTAATCGTATGTGGGATGGAAAGATACGAATGTTTTCACAAAAGACAAAAGAAATCTATTTTGGTTTGTTTCCATACATTAAATCTTTCGCAGAAGAAAGAGGATATAATATTGTTTGTGGCAAAGATGTTGAGATAGACAACAAGGTAGATAGGGAACTTGTTGAAAAGTTTTCTAACAGCCTCGGCCAGAAGTTTGAAGCAAGAGATTATCAGGTCGATGCTATTTACCATAGTCTAAAATTCAATCGTGCATTACTTCTAAGTCCGACTGCAAGTGGTAAGTCATTTATTATTTACTCACTTATTCGATACTACACACATCTAATCAAAGACGACACAAACAATCGAATACTTCTCATTGTGCCAACTACATCATTAGTAGAACAAATGTATTCTGACTTTCAAGAGTATGGTTGGAATGTAGAAAAGTATTGTCATAGATTGTATAGTGGGTATTCAAATGTTACAGACAAGAAAGTATTAATATCAACATGGCAAAGTTTGTTTCGATTGCCAAAGGCATACTTCGACCAGTTTGGCGTTGTGTTTGGTGATGAGGCACATCTGTTTAAATCAAAGTCATTGACTGAGATTATGTCTAAACTGACAGACTGCAAATATCGAATCGGTCTAACAGGAACACTTGATGGTGCTCAGACACATAAACTTGTGTTAGAGGGTTTGTTTGGTGCCGTCAATAAAGTTACATCAACGAAGAAACTAATGGACAAGAAACAACTATCTAATTTGACTGTTCGTTGTTTGATATTGAAACATATACCAGAACATTGCCAAGCGATATCGAAAGGCAAGTATCAGGATGAGATTGACTATCTAGTAAGTAGTCGGTCAAGGCAAAACTTTATTCGTAATCTTGCGTTGAAACTAGAAGGTAACACACTTGTATTGTTTCAACTTGTAGAGAAACATGGCAAGAATCTACATCAAATAATCAAAGACAAGGCAGCTGATGATAGAAAAGTCTTTTATATTTTTGGTGGTGTTGAGGCTGATGAGAGAGAAGCAATTCGAGGCATTGTTGAAAAAGAAAAAGATGCCATCATTGTTGCAAGTTATGGCACATTCTCTACTGGTGTTAATATTAAGAATCTACATAATATCATATTTGCAAGTCCGTCTAAAAGCAGAGTACGAAATCTACAATCGATTGGTCGTGGTCTAAGACTCGGTGAGAACAAAGTTGATGCTACATTGTATGATATTGCAGACGATATGACATGGAAGTCAAAAGAAAACTTTACTTTAAAACACTTTCAAGAGAGAATAAACATCTATACAGAAGAAGAATTTGATTACGAAATGCACAGCATAGAGTTAAAGGACTGATAAATATAAGTATGCAAACAATAAATGAACCAACACACCCAACTGATTACAGACTAGTAAAGTTAATGGATGGAACTCTATTAATGGGAACTATATCTGTTGATGATAATCATATGCGAATTGTAAATCCATTAGAACTAATTACAACGCCTCGTATGACAGACCAAGGCCTAAAAGAAGATACGACTTTAACAAAGTGGATACAATTTACTGATGAGGTAGAGTTTGTTATTGCAAAGGACAAAGTGTTGGTGATAACTTTATCATCTGTTGATTTAGCACATTACTATGAAGTTGTATTAGATAAAATACAAAAGACTGATGCTAAAATCAGACCGGCTTTGAGTGCTGAAGATATAGATAGAATATTAGATATTGCAGAAGATATGGATATGCAAATTGGACCTGAAGATGACGAACCCGAATTTCAACTACTAGATAAAGGCGTAACTGTTCACTAGGTTAGCTTTAGGCTTTATGGTCTCTCACCGCATCTACATATGCGATTATACACTCTTTTTTTAGACTTGTCAAGCGTTTATTCCAAATAATTATGTTTGAAGATAAAATTAAATCATTAGTGCCTCATTTTGGTAAAGCTAAAAAGAATCTTTACACTTGGAAAGAATTAGAAGGACTATTAAATTTAAGACCTTTTATGAGCTCTAATAGATTTCATCCTGTCGGCACAGCAACCTACGAATGGAATACTACTGGTTGGGTTACTGAGCAAAATTCTTGGCCTATATCTTGTGTGAAAGATGTATTAAGTAAAGCCACAGCATATATTCAGGATTGTAGTAGAGTAAATGAAAAGATAAACGCAGTTTGTAAACAGTTAGAGGAGTTATTAAGTAGTAATTCAGACTGCCATATATATTTTTCAGTTGATAAAAGCTTACCAAACTTCGATAAACACAAAGATTCTTCTCATAATTTGATAATAGTGGCAGATGGAACTATAAGATGTGAATTGTGGGTAGAGGGCGGTCATATTATAGAAAAACATTTAAATAATGGCGATTATGTTTTTATACCAGCCCATATGTATCATAGAATTACGCCTTTGAGTGATAAGCGCCTAAGTTTAAGTTTTCCAATAAAGACACATAAGGCAGAGCACTACGAAGAAAGAGAGTGGTTAAGGCTTGACAATCTATAGGAGATATAGTATAATACTCATATGAATAAAAAAACTAACAGAAACATCAAAAAGGCGACTCAATTAAAACATATCAAAGAAAAACTTCATCTACTGAAGGACAAGAAATCAAGTAAAAAGAATAATTTAGTCAAAGGTTTGAAGAATCTATTGAAGCGTAATGACAGAAAAGGAATATAACATGGCAGAAGAAGTAAAACTAAAACCAAAACAGAAACCTCATTATGTAGATAATAAGAAGTTTCTGGCAGCAATGACAGAGTATCGTGCATTAAGAATCAAGGCCGAAGAAGAAGGCAAAAAGCGACCTACTGTTACTAATTACATAGGCGAATGTTATCTAAAGATTGCTAATCACCTATCGTATCGACCTAATTTTATTAATTACACATATCGAGATGATATGATTTCTGACGGCATAGAGAATTGTCTACAGTATATGGACAACTTCGACCCCGAAAAGAGTAACAACCCATTCGCATATTTTACACAGATTATATACTATGCATTTATTCGTAGAATACAAAAAGAAAAGAAACAACAACATGTCAAGCAAAAAATGATACAAAACTTTGGCATTGAAAATATGATGGATTCAATAGAAGGTGATGATACACAATATCAAAGTCAAATGCTAGATTTTTTAAGGAGAAACAGCAGAGAAGAACTGCCAGAAGATAAGAAAAAAGAAACTAAATAATGCATTTGGAAAATAATTATTATTATTTCCAATCAGCAGTTCGCCCATCATTTTGTGATGACATTAGGGTTAATGCCTTAGTTAAATCGGGTAAATTAGCAATACCTAATGAGGTTGATTCTGATGTTGTTTTGATGGATGATGACTGGTTATATAAAACATTACATCCATATATTCATGAAGCAAACGAAGAGGCTGGTTGGAACTTTGATTGGGGGTTTTCAGAATCGTGCCAATTCAGAAAATATACAGAAGGCGCCTTTTCATCCTGGCATTATGATTCTTCAAGAAAGTTATCAGTTATGATAAACTTATCAGATGATACAGAATATGAAGGTGGAGATTTAGAGATTGAATCTAAAATATGTAAAGAAATAAAACCGAAGGGATCCATTGTGGTATTCCCTTCTTTTGTGAAGCACAGAATAAAACCAGTAACTTTTGGTACAAGATATTGGCTTAAATTAGATAACTAAAAAATAATATATTATGAAAATTGCCCTACTAAATGACACCCATTTCGGTGCCAGAAACGATAGTCTAATCTTTGATGATTTCTTTCACAAGTTTTATGATGAGATATTCTTTCCTTATCTAAAAGAACACAACATCAAAACGCTCATTCATCTGGGCGATGTCGTAGACAGAAGAAAGTTTATTAACTTTAGAATTGCACACAACTTTAGAAACAAGTTTATGCAACGACTATGGGATGAAAAGATAGACACCCATATCATTATCGGTAATCATGATATCTACTATCGAAACACAAACAAAGTAAATGCCATAAAAGAGTTATGTACAACTCCTGACGGCAAGAACGAGCCTTGGATATACGAAGAAGCAAAAGTAGTAGACTTTGATGGTACAAAGTTATTGATGATGCCTTGGATTAATCCAGAGAATGAAGCAGATTCAATTGAAATGTTAAAGACTGCCGAAGCAGATGTGTGTATGGGTCATTTTGATTTGAATGGTTTTGCAATGAATGATACTATGAAACAATCACATGGCCATGATAAGAGTATTGTGAGTCGTTTTGAAAGAACTTATAGTGGTCATTTTCACCACAAGAATGATGACGGCCAAGTGTATTATCTAGGCAATCAATATGAAATCACATGGTCAGACTACAAGAATCAGAAAGGATTTCATGTGTTTGATACTGAAACAAGAGATGTTGAGTTTGTGCCTAATCCAAATACTATGTTTATCAAGCTTCATTATGATGATGCCTTGACGAACTATGATAAGTTTGATGTTACAGATTACAATCAAAAGTATGTGAAGTTGGTTGTTGTCAATAAAAAAGATAATGAAATGTTTGACAGATTGCTAGAAAGACTGTATAATGATATATCTGTACACGAACTAAAAATACTTGAAGATTATTCTGACCTATCACATGTAAATGTAAGTGATGATGTTGTAGAAGGTGCAGAAGATACAATGAATTTAGTAAGTAACTATGTTGACCAGTTGAAAGTTGACCTAGATAAAGACAGACTGAAAGTGATGATTAAAGAAATGTATATTGAAGCACAAGATACTGATGCAATTAAATAAATTTGAGTTAGATAAAGACACACTCATAGGCGGCTGGTTTATGCCAGAGTCGGTTATAGATGATATAAATGAATACTGGAACTCACCAGATGCTCAACAATATAAAGATTCTGGCCAGAGTGGTAATAGTGTTGAATCCGACTCAGATTCATATGGAGTTAATTTATCTACAAAAGAATCTATTGATATTTCAATTCGGCCTGAAGATGACAGTAACCCATGGTCTGAATATAGAAAACATTTACAAGGTTGCTTAAATAACTATTTAAAACTATTTCCAGCCGCTAATAATGTCAAAACTTTTAACATAAGAGAGATATACAATCTACAATGGTATCCAAAAGGTGGCGGATATAAAAAATGGCATTCTGAAATAACTGGGGACTCATGGAATATTCATAGACATCTGGTTTTTATGACATATTGTGGAGATGTGCCAGATGCTGGAACACATTTTAAATATCAAAACATTACTGTGCCTTGTAAAAAAGGACTAACATTAATTTGGCCTAGTGCTTGGACACATACTCACAAAGGCCAAATATCAAATGACCATGAAAAAATGATAGTTACAGGGTGGTATAATTTTAATGAAATTTATGATAAATAATGTATTCCCAACTCCTGTATATATTGCAAGGAGTGATTCAGATTTAACTTCTAATGAAGAAATTCAAAAGATTATTAAAGAGGGCATGGTTGATAATGACTATAATTTATCTTCAGAAAATAATTACATTTTTGATGAAAATCTTAAAGAGTTAAAACAATTTTGTGAGCACCATATTAAAACATATGTCAAAGAAGTTCTGGCCCCTAAGGAAGAATTAGACTTCTATATTACTCAATCATGGTTAAATGTAACTAAACCAGGCCAACAACACCATCAACATTGCCATCCTAATAGTTGTATAAGTGGGGTTTTTTATGTATCAGCTGAAGAAGATGATAGTATTACATTTATTGACTACAATTGGACATTAAAAGAAATGATAAAACCTGAAATCAAAGAGTTTACTCAATGGAATTCTCCTCTTTGGTTTTTTCCTGCTATAGCCGGAGAACTTGTTTTATTTCCTTCATGGTTACAACATAAGGTGCAACCAAACGAAAAGGCAACTACGGATAGAATTTCTATTTCATTTAACACTTTTGTTCGAGGCAAATTGGGCAATAATAAAGAATTAACGGAATTAATTATAACATGATAATATTTAAAAAAGTAAGATATAAAAACTTTTTATCAACAGGGCAACAATTCATAGAGATTAATTTGAATGAGGCGCCTACGACACTTGTTGTTGGTAATAACGGTGCTGGTAAATCTACAATGTTAGATGCCTTATGTTTTGGACTATTTAATAAACCATTTCGTGCTGTAAAGAAAGACCAACTAGTAAACACAATCAATGAAAAAGAATGTGTCGTTGAAGTTGAGTTTCAGATAGGCAAAAAAGAATATAAGATTATTCGTGGTATAAAGCCTAATCTATTTGAGATTTGGTGTAATGGTGATATGTTAAATCAAGATGCAGCCATTAGAGATTATCAAAAACATTTAGAACAACACATACTCAAACTAAACTTTAGGTCATTCACACAAGTTGTGATTTTGGGCAATGCTTCGTTTGTTCCTTTTATGCAACTTCGTGCTAGACACAGACGAGAAGTCGTAGAAGAAATACTTGATATTGAAATCTTCTCTAAACTGAATCTAATGTTCAGAGAGAAGGCAAAGGCACAAGACGAAACAATCAAACAGGCAGACTTCAATTATCAACTGTTAGATGGTAAGATAGAAACACAACAGAAACATATAGATGATATTAGTAATACTACTAAACACACCGCTGACACAAAGAAACTAGAAATCGAAAACTCAAACACAGATATCGAAAACTATAAAGAAGATATTGCTCGTGTAAGGCGAGAGATTGCAGAATTACAGGTAGAGATAATTGACCAGACAAAGATTACTAACAAACATGGCAAACTTACAACCATGGAAGCAAAGTTAGAAAACACTTGTATCAAACACAAAAAAGAATTGAGATTTTTTAAAGAACATGATGATTGTCCGACATGTAGACAGGCAATTGATGAGGCATTTAAGAAAGCAACAATCGCTGTCAAAGAGTCAAAAGTTGTAGAACTCGAACTTGGTATGTCGCAGATTGATAATGCAATCAGAACATCACAAAAGAAACTAGATAAAATTAACGATACAGTTGTTGCAATACGAGAAAAAGAATTATTGATTAGTCGTTACGAAACCTCTATAAGTGAGATTGATAAATACAAGGCCAGACTACAAACAGAAATAGACGACCTATCAGATGAAAAGTTTTCTACAGGCGTTGCAACAGGCGAACTCAATCAACTACAAGAGCAGCTTGTTGATGCAGAGAAAGATAAGTTAAAACAAAAAGAAGAAAAACTTTATATCGATACTGCAAGACACCTCATGCAAGATACTGGTATTAAGACCAAGATTATCAAACAGTACTTGCCTGTAATGAATCAATACATCAATAAGAATCTTGCTGATATGGACTTCTTTGTGAACTTTACACTTGATGAAGAATTTAACGAAACAATCAAGTCAAGGCACCGTGATGATTTTCAGTATCATTCATTTAGTGAGGGAGAAAAGTTACGAATTGATTTAGCAATACTATTTACTTGGCGTGAGATTGCTAAACTGAAAAACTCTACAAACACAAATCTATTAATACTAGACGAGATATTTGATAGTTCGTTAGACACATCTGGTACTGACGAGTTTATGAGAATACTATATCATACAATGAATAAAGAAAATGTATTTGTAATATCTCACAAAGGCGACACCTTAATCGATAAGTTCCCAAGAGTAATGAAATTTGAAAAATATAAAAACTTTACAAGGATGGCTGAATAATGAAAGTAGACTATAATGTTTTTAATCTAGGAACTAAGGTAGTAAGATTTAAACTACCTAAAGATTTCGTAGATAGTATTAATCAGGCGTATGATGACAAGTCAAATGAACTGAAACCACATAACGACCAACTTGCTGGTAAAATTGCTGATGAAAAAGCAATTGATGAGATATTAACTGATGAGATGAAAGATAGTTTTCAATCCCTTTTTCAACATTATTTAACCATTGTTTTAAATGATGAAATAATGTGGGAACCAGTTTTAAGTCAAGCTTGGATAAATGAAATGAAATCGGGCGAATATAATCCTGTACATTGGCATACAAGTGCAAAAAGTGAAATAGGCTTATCGTCTGTATTGATGTTAAAACGACCCGATTGGTATGGTATAGAAGCATCAAGAGAAGAAGCGCCCGCAAACGGATGGTTAGAATTTACTGGCGGCGACCAATCACTACTTTCTAGGTCGCAAGTCCGAGTAGACGCTCAAGTAGGAGAGTTTTATGTATTTCCATACACTCTGTTACATGGTGTATATCCGTTTAATAACACCGACCAGGTAAGACGAACATTATCTTATAATTGTGATTTAATTAGAAAAGGAAAATAATATGGCAGAAAAACTAAACGCAGAAAACATTGAGGCAGCAGTTCAACACTTAGAGAATATACAAACAGGCAAGACGCCTATTCTTAGTGAACTGAAAGGCAATATAAAAGAAAAACAAAAGAAAGTATATCCTTTAATACCGCCAAACGACCCAAGATTATTAATGCAAGTTGCACCTTTTGTAGACGACACATTAGAACAGTTTGGGTTTGCAGACAGAAAAGAATTATCAAAAGTTATGTATGATAATATGGCAAAGTATGGTGGTCTTGGACTATCAGCAAATCAAGTTGGACTACCATATCGTATGTTCATCATGGGCGGACACCCACAAATAGAAGATGGCAAAGTTAGAAGTGTTTTCAATCCACTTATCAATGATGTAAGTCCTGAATCTATCAACTTGAAAGAAGGTTGTTTATCTTTCCCATTTTTATTCTTATCAATCAAAAGACCGAAATGGTGTTCAGTAAGATATACTGATGAGAATGGTGAAGAAATAGAAGAAACTTTACACGGCATGTCTGCTAGAATATTCATGCATGAGAACGAACATATGAACGGATATGTTTTCACAGACCTCGTGAGTAAGTTGAAGTTAGAAAGAGCCGAAAAGGCAAAAGGGAAGATGATTAAAGAATTAAAAAAGAGGCAAGATGCCCCGAAAATCATTCACTAAGCGCTAAACACTACTCTCAGAGTGTTAAGGATTGACAAGGAACAATTTTAATATGGTACACGCAAAAGATATAGATTATACCGTTGTAAAAGAGATATTTTCTCAACATAAGCAGTGGTTTCCACATGTTAGGCAAGATTATATCAAAAGAATGATTGCCAGTGGCAATTTGATACTAGATAATGATGTTATCATAACATACAATTACTATAAAAGAAAACAGAGAATAGGTAATATAACAGCACAACAAGGTGATTGTATATTACACCAAATAGCTGCCAAGAACAAAGGTACTGCAAGTCAAAAACTTCAGGACTTTTTTAAGTGGACTAATAGACGAGTCTTTCTAAGTGTTAGGAGTGATAATCACATTGCAAAGAAGTTTTATGAAAAGAACGGCATGAGTTTAGTAGGACAGACATCATGGTCTAAAGACGGCGTGAAGAACGCATTACCTGGCGATGTGTATATGTATGATAATGTAAAGGAAGTTTTATGAGTGCAAGTGATGAACTAATACAACAAGTCTATGATGAATGGAAAGAGAAAGGTTTTCCATATTATTCTACTGATGATGCTTGGCGTAATCAAAGATTTGAACAACTAATGAACTATAAAAGAGATGTTCTTGTAGACAGAAGAACAAAAGTCATAGGACAAACACAACACGGACAAAGTCTTGCATGGTCTTTTATGGAACACGCTTGGGGTATTCAATGTGGTAAGATGCTTACACCTATGGATATATGGAATGATGAAGAAAAACTAAAACACGGCATTTCTAAATTACTGAATGGTATATTTTTTCCAAAAACATTGCCTCATAAAATTACTGACTCACTTATGAGATTGATGTTAAGACGAGTTACAGGCACACAGATGGTTTCAAACTTTAGACCGACAGCGGCCGCTGCCCTCTATGATGTCTTTGTAGATAAAGATAGTCCATTAGAAGGTACTGAGGCTGGCACAGTTTGGGACCCAAGTATGGGGTATGGTGGTCGATTACTGGGTGCGATTGCAGCTGGCGTGAATTATATCGGCACAGACCCATGCATACCGACATATGAAGGACTAGAAAAGATACGAGATAACTATGGTCATCCCAATAAGAGATATGAACTTCGCAGAGAAGGTAGTGAAACTTATGTGCCGCCAGAAGAAAGTTTAGATTTTGTAATGACAAGTCCGCCATACTTTGGTTGGGAAGCATATGGTGATGAACCAGAACAATCAAGCATTAAGTTTGATACCTCAGAGATGTGGAAAGAACACTTTCTAAAACAGACTATCGCCAATGCACATGTAGGCCTTAAAACTGGCAAATATCTTGCACTTAATGTTGCAAACACAAAACAATATAAAACCTTTGAAGAAGATACAGTATCGCTTGCGAAAGAAGTGGGCTTTGAACATGTAGATACATGGTGGTTATCATTGAGTACACAACAAGGCAAACCTGCTATTATGAACCTAGATGGCGAAATGACAGAACCGAAACAGAAACAAAGATATATGGGTGAATATGTCAGACCCGATATCCCAGGAAAGAAGTTTGAACCAACCTTTATATTTAAAAAATAATGCTCAACATTTCTTCTACAAATTGGGGACCATATCTTTTTAAATCAGAAGCGCCTCAATATATTATTGATAGGTTATTGATTGATGGTAAAAAATTAATAGGGCAAAAACAAATGCATCAATATTGTTCTCGACCTTTATCGTTTCTATATAATGATGATACAAAATCTTGGTTTATTAATGAGATTGATATAGCCTTAGAGTCTTATAGACAAGGTCATATTGAATATCATGGAGAAAACTACCATGGAAAAATACAAGAAGATAAATATATGAACTTTCAATTAGATGAGTTGTGGGTCAATTATATGAAGCCTGGCGATTTTAATCCAAGACACTTTCATGATAGTGATTTATCATTTATACTTTTTTTAGATGTGCCGAAAGAATTAGATGAAGAACAGTCTAAATTTAAAGATAGAAGCGACCCACCGGCGTCTTTAATATTTTATTATGGTTCTGAATCAAGACCACAATGGGCGACTGCCTCTAAAACCTTTAGGCCTAAAACTGGCGAAATGTTTATGTTCCCATCACTATTAGAACACGCAGTAATGCCTTTCGATTCAGATGTTACTAGAATATCTGTAGCTGGTAATATTAGTATAACCTAAAGGATGAAAAAGTAATGGCAAATAGAGTAGATTATTTTTATTTCAATTGGGGACCATATCTTTGGTCAACCGAACTAGATAAAAATATCATTGATAAATTAAAGTTTGATGGTGAAAAAACAAAAATAGATTATAACAGTACTTTGGCTGGTCACTTAGATAATCAGTTTGGATATGATAAATCAACGCAAAAATGGTTTGAAAAAGAAACTAAAGAAATTCTTTCCGTATATAGACAAGGACATTGTGAATATCATGGTTTAGAAAATTTCGAAGTTAAATATGAACTTGTAGATATGTGGATAAACTATATGAAACCTGGCGATTTTAATCCTTCACACACTCACGCAGAGGATTTATCATTTGTAATTTTTTTAGATGTGCCGAAAGAATTAGATAAAGAAAGACAAGATTTCGTGGGAACATCTACAGCACCAGGTTCTTTATGTTTTAATTATGGCACTCAATCGAAACCTACATGGGCAAGAACTGGAGTTCATATTGTGCCAAGGGAAAGGGGCATGTACATATTCCCATCATTATTAGAACATACAGTTGTTCCCTTTAAGTCAGATGTTACCAGAATAAGTGTTTCTGGCAACTTTAGAATTACTAATAGAGATACCCTTCCAGATAATTATTACTGACCCAGTTCCACTCCAAATAGTGGGCTACTGGCACCATAAGTTTTTTCATTTCACCCTCAAAATAGTGTATAATATAACTATATTATGATGAAAAAGGATGAAAAAAATATGAACTACCCACTAGATTTCAAATTAGGTAAAGGCGACAGAGAGTTTGCAGATGCAAACGACAAAGGTCTTGTTGTCAACTATTCAGATGCGGCTGTAAAACTTTGTCATTGGTACAAAGATGATGCTAAAGAACATAGTGGTTTTACTTATGTCTACATTGAGTTTGCCTTTGGTTGGTCTCCTGTTGCAGAACTTGAGTTTGACTTTGATGCTGACGGATGGTGGCACGGTTCATACTTCTTTAATTCAGGCAAAGAAATTTCAGAGTTCTGGCAATCAGAACTAGGCATAAATCTTTATGCTAAAGAACAAGCCGAAAGACAAAAAGAAATTGATTCTTTAATCAATGCACATATCTGTGAAGTGTCTGAAGGCATGATGTCATTATCTCATGTGGGATAATTATTCCATCCAATTAAACGGAATAATGCTTGACATTAGTCCACTATCTGTTATAATGGCTATATATTATGAATAAAGTGAGAAACAAAATGATTAACAAAGAAGCAAAATCTTATCTTGCAAAATTACTTGCGACTGAAAATATTACTGTTGAACACAGAAAAGTCGAAACTGCCTACTTTGATTTAGGTAATCGACTTCTTGTAGTTCCTATCTGGAAAGAAATGAACAATGACATACTTGATATGCTTCTTGCTCACGAGATTGGTCATGCAC